GTTGCCGGGCCATGGTTGACAATGCTGCCATTTCAGCCGGTCCAATTATTGAGGCCAATGTGGATCTTCTGAGTCCAGGCGAAGATGCCAATGATTTGTATCCATTCAGAGTATTTCAAAGAGGTGGTGTTGGTCCAGAAGCAGCATCAAAGGCCATTAATGTCAGTAAACTTCCATCTTATACCGGTAACTTTATGAAGATGATTGAGATGTGGATGACCATGGCAGATGAAACCACATCCATCCCCAGGTACATGCACGGGGACAATACTAATGTCACTGGTGCCGGAAGAACGGCAACAGGTCTTAGCATGTTAATGGGTGCCTCCAATATAATTCTTAAAGACCAGGTGAAGAACTTCGATGAGGGAATTACCAAACAATTTATTAAGGCCATGTATTTTTGGAATATGGATCTTAATCCGAAACCTGGGATCAAAGGTGACTTTAACATAGTTGCCAAGGGATCTACGTCATTGATCGCCAAGGAAGTTAGGGCAGAGCATCTCAACCAGTTCCTGAACATTACAAATAATCCTGTGGATCTTCAGTACACCCGGAGAGATAACGTTCTTAGAGAAATGACCAAGTCTCTGGATCTGGACGAACTTGGACTTATTAAGACACAAACGGAGGTCCAGGTTGATAAAGAAAGAACTGCTGCACAGGCCAAAAAGGAACATGACGAAGCTATGAAGATGGCCCAAATAAAAGCAGAGTCTGGAGGCCACATGGACAAGGGGGATGAAGTTCCACCCGAACAACCACGTGCCGGGATGGAGAGCTTAACACCGTCACAATTAGAACAAGGACAGATACCAAGAACAACACAACCAGGAGGCTAAATGAATTTTTTAAAGAAAATGTTTACTAAAGTCAAAAACTTTTTTGCCACGATTCTTTTTAAGGTTGAACGAGAAACACGAAGAATCGGTGAAAAGATCATAGGATTATTTAGTGGATAAGAAACAAATAATTAAAGATTTAGTAGCACAGAAAGATACTCGTTGCTTTGGAGACTTTTACAAACTCTTCAACGTTTTGTTGCAGGAGGCAAGAGAGTCAAACGACATAGCACCTCTTGAAGAAGTTCCAAAATTACAAGGAGAAATAAGAGTGCTCAAAAAAATCTTAAAGGATATAACTCCAATAGCCCGGAAAATTGTGCACTATGATGGGGGATATGGAGTATAATTTAAGGCCCCTGTAAAGGGATTACCGATAATTTTTTTTTACTTAATAGTTTCATTTCTGAAACTGTGGATCACTGTCAAATGCAGCCCACGAAGGGGGATATTGAATGTCAGAAAAAGACACCAAAAATCAAGATGTAGAAGAGGAAATTGAAGACCAGGAAGAAGATGAGTTTGATAAGGCTTTTAAGGATGCAACGTCCGGCAAAGAGCAGGGTATTCCTGAAACCAATGATGATGACGATTCTGAAACTGACGAAGGAGACGAGTCAGGTAATGATGATGTCATGGATAAGATTGGTGAAGGGGATGGAAATGGTGGATCGGATGATGATGATGATCCTAACGAAGGCCCGGATTCTGACGATGAAAAAGCGAAACAGCTTGAAGAAGCATTACGCAAGGAACGTCAGAAAACGGCAACCTGGGAGGGACGCATCAGTGCAGCCAACAAAAGAGCTAAACAAGCTGAAGAGGCTTTAGAAAAACTTCGACAGGCAAAGGCAGAAAAGAATGAAAAAGAAAATCTTTCTAAGGACCTCCCTGAAGAAGATGATAAAGCACTCAAAGAGTTCTTGGCAGAATTTCCAGAGCTACATCGACCAATAGTGGCCCTTGTCAAAAAAGAACTGCTACCTATCATAGGCCAGATGATTGACGACAGGTTAGGTGCTATTGAACCACAAGTTACATCAATTAAGGAAAAAATCGAGACTGACTCTACTGAAGCACACTTTGCTGCTATCTCTAAAGCACATCCTGACTGGAAGAAGATTGCTGAATCCGGTGCACTTGATAAGTGGATCGAATCACAACCTACCTATATTCAGAATGCTTTGGATGAGATTAAAACGCATGGAAGTACTCAGCAGGTCATCGAGATGTTTGATCAATATAAAGCTGCCATAGGAGACAAATCCGATGGTGGTGACAAAAATTCTTCTTCAAAGGGAAAGAAAAGATCTAAAGCTAAAGACCTCTTAGCTGTACCTTCCAGTCCTTCCAAAGTAAGCACAAAAGGGAAGGAAAAGAACAAAGATGACTTTGATTCTGCCTGGGATGATGCCTTGAAGGAGAAGTAGAATTTAAGGAGAAGTAAATTATGGGTACTACCGTTTATGGTGACATATCTCCACGTACTGCTGCATTTGTTGTTAAGGATCTCTTGGAAAGGGGAATGCCTTATTTGATCCTGGAAAAGTTTGGTCAGGCCAAGCCTATACCTGGAAAATCTTCTAAAACCATTAAATTCCGTAGATACTTTTTGGATACGACTCTGTCCAGTGGCTACACCCCGAAAGAATACTTTCAGGATGATGCTACCAGTCAGTTTGATCCTACCAGTAAGACCCTTTCGGAAGGTGTCACTCCGACTGCTCAGAAACTGGAAAGTGCAGACTTGTCTGCCACTCTTACCCAGTATGGTGATTTGACTACCATTTCTGATGTGGTTATCGACACTCATGAAGACAATGTTCTTAAAGAGGCCGTGGACATCCTTGGTGAACAGGCTGCCATTATTATAGAAAAAGTGCGGTTCAACGTGCTTAAGGCCGGTTCCAATGTTGGGTATGCCAACGGTACTCAACGATCTGATGTTAACTCCGTTTTTACGGCTGCCGTTCAACGGAAAGCTACTCGTACTCTGAAACGTCAGCTTGCCAAGCCGGTCACATCTGTTGTTCGATCCACTCCGTCCTACGGTACGGAATCAATCGCACCGTCTTTTATTGCGATATGCCACCCGGACCTGGAATATGACATCAGTGCTGTAAGCTCTTTCATTCCTGCGGAGAAGTACGGTACTTTGTCTCCTTGGGAAGGTGAAATAGGCAAGATTTCTGATTGCCGTTACATTCTGTCTACAATCATCGAACCTTGGACCGGTGTTGGTGCTTGCGGAGCTACCGGTGGGACCAACGTTCTTGAGAATGGAAGTTCTCAGGCCCACGTTTATCCTATCCTGTATTTCGCTAAAAATGCTTACGGACTGGTTCCTTTCAAAGGG